AAAACCTAATTAGAAAAGTAGTTAGAGAAGAAATCGATTATGCGTTACGTAGAGAAATAAAAACACTTAAAGAAGATTTACGTGATGAATTAAAACCAACAATAGTAGAACACACTGAAAGAACGGCTGAAGTACCAAACAACCCAATGCCTGAAACAGCAAAAAATTCTTTAAGAGAAAAAATAATGGGTACACAACCTATAAAAAAGAAAAACTTTACAAGTGATCCTGCATTGAATGCTCTTTTAAATGAAACAGCAGCAGGGGATACAAACACAGAAAGAGGAAATGCTCCAGGATTACCTGTAGAATCAATGCCTGCTCCTGTTCAAAAAGTTGTAAATAGGGATTATAGGGATTTAATGAAAGCAATTAATGGTAAAAAAGGAAAAGCATAATAAATGGCTAACGTAAGAAATTATATACAAATAAACCCAATAGACACAGAATCAAACATAGCTGTTGGGGTATCTCTTCCTTATAATGGGTCATCAGTATTTAATTCAACTTACACCACTCAAGAACAGATGAAAAGTAATATGTTAAATGTATTACTCACAGAACCAGGCGAAAGAATCTTCAAACCAGATTTTGGTGTTGGTCTAAGAACATATCTTTTTGAAAATCTCACAGATAAAGAAGATCTAACTGATAGAATAAAAGACCAAGTAAATAAATATGTACCTCAAGTAGAACTAACAGGGGTAAATATTGATAAAAAACCAGATAGCCATAAACTACAAGTTAGTGTATACTATAGAACAATAATAAGTAACCAACAAGATGCTATTCAAGTTAATTTTTTAGCTGATAGGGGGTCAAATGAATCATCTCCAGGTGTAGGTGGGTATTAAAATAAAAATATATGGCTTATAATAAAATATCAAATAAAACACAAGAAAAAGATATAAAATACCTAAATAAGGATTTTAATAGTTTTAGATCTGATTTATTAGAATTCTCAAAAACATATTTTCCAGATACTTTCAACGACTTTACAGAAGGATCACCAGGATTAATGTTTATGGATATGGCAGCTTATGTAGGAGATGTTTTATCTTATTATGTAGATACTCAACTACAAGAAAACTTTTTAGACACAGTTCAGGAAAGAACCAATCTTTTCCATTTAGCTTATACCCTAGGATATAGACCTAAAGTAACATCAGTAGCAGCTACAAATATAGATGTATTTCAATTAATTCCATCTAAAGGAGTAACGGGCGATAAATCACCAGATTTTGATTATGCTTTAACATTAAACCAACCAGGATCTTTTCAAACAGACACAGGAATAAATTTCTCTTTACAAAATAAAGTAGTATTTTCACATTCTTCTTCTTTTGACCCAACAGACATAAGTGTATATTCTTTAGACGCTAACGGAGAACCATTTTATTACCTACTTAAAAAATCTACACCTGTTATATCAGCAGAAAGAACAGTAAAATCTTTTGAAGTAGGAGATATACAAAGATTTTTAATATTAAATTTATTAGACTCTGAAATAATATCAATAGAATCTATAGTAGATTCAGATGGAAATGAATACACAGAAGTCCCTTATTTAGCTCAAGACACAGTATTTGAAAACATATCTAATGTTCAAGGTAATACAACTTCTTTATATGAACATTATAACGAAACCCCTTATTTATTAAAAATAAAACAAGTACCAAGGAGATTTGTAACAAGATTCACAGCAGACAATACATTAGAAATTCAGTTTGGGTCAGGAGATTCTTCAAAATCAGATGAACAAATTCTCCCTATACCTGATAATATAGGTTTAGGAGGAAGAGATGGAAGATCTAAACTAGATCAATCTATAGATCCTTCAAATTTCTTACATTCTCAAACATACGGAAAGGCCCCATCAAATACAACCTTAACTGTTACTTATTTAAAAGGAGGGGGAATAAGATCTAACGTATTATCACAAACTATAAACAAAATATCAACACTTTCCGTAAATAATAGACCTAATTTAAACGGTAATTTATTACAATTCTGTAAAGAATCTTTAGCATGTTCAAACCCAGAACCAGCCACCGGAGGAGGACCAGGAGACAACACAGAAGATATCAGATTAAATACCTTATCTAATTTCGCAGCACAACAAAGGATAATAACCAAAGAAGACTATATGGTAAGAACTTTATCTATGCCTTCTATTTATGGTAGTGTATGTAAAACCTATGTGGTTAAATCGTCAGAATTAACAACCACAAATACATCACTAGTAGCAGAAAGTTCTCAAATATCTTCTAATTTATATATTTTAGGGTATGATAATGAGAAAAAACTCACACCATGTAACACCGCAACAAAAACAAATCTATCAACATATTTAGATTATTACAAACCTTTAACAGACTCCATTAACATAATGGATGCTTTTGTAATAAATTTAGGTATCGAATTTGAAATAACAACATTTAAAAATAATAATAACCAACAAGTATTATTAGATTGTATATCAGATTTAAAAAACTATTTTAATATAGATAAATGGCAAGTCAATCAACCTATTATAGAATCAGAAGTATACAACTTAATAGGTAATGTAAAAGGAGTACAGTCAGTAATAAATGTAAAATTTATTAACAAATCAGGAGAAGAAACAGGATATTCAAGGTTCAGATACGATTTCCCTTCAGCCACTAAAGATGGTATAATATATCCTTCTTTAGACCCATCAATATTTGAGGTAAAATACCCTAATACAGATATTAAAGGTAATATAAAACAATACTAAAATGGCATATTATTCAATATTTCCCGAAAAAGATACAACACTATATAGTCACCCAGACCGTATAAACATGAATACAGGACGTGATGAAATCCTTGAATTAGTAGAGGAAAAAGCAACAACAGGAAACACATACTACACTTCTCGAATTTTAATTAAATTTAATAATGAAGAAATAAAAGACGTCTTCCAAAATAAACTTCCGGGTACAACATCTACCCCATACCACTTGGCAGGAGACGCTGCAACAGGATATCCTAGAGTAATGCTTAACTTATACGCAGGAGAAAATAAAAGCTTAACACAAGGGCATATTATTGAAGCCTATCCCTTATCCGAATCGATGGGGTGGGAAGAAGGAACAGAAAGATACACAGCAACCCCTCCTTCAGTTACAACAGGAAGTAGACAATCAGCAAATGGAGCTACATGGGTTTATAGGAACGAAAGTACAGGATCAGCTTGGCCTGTTGGAATAAGTTCTCCCTTTAATTCTGGAGCAACAGGATCTTATACCACATCACCTGGGGGAGGAGTATGGTATACAGGACCAGATTTTAGAGCAGAACATTCATTTTACGCGGACGATGATTTAGATATTAATATGGATGTAACAAATATTATGACAAAAATCAGCAGGTCTCTTTTTCAATCAACAACATACCCATCAGGAATTACTAATAATGGTTTTATAATTAAAAAACCTAGAGCAACGGAGGAAGATGGTTTTGGTTTTGGAGAACTACAGTATTTTTCTTCAAATACCCATACAATTTATCCACCAAAATTAACTTTTAAATGGGATGATTCGTCTTATTCCCATAGTGGTACTACTTTAACTAGTGGGGACATATTTTTAGCTTTACATAATAATAAAGCAGAATTTCAAAGAAAATCTAAACAACGTTTTAGAATAACAACAAGAAAAAGATACCCAGACAGAACATTTACAACAAGCTCAAACTATTTAGAAACCTCATATTTACCTTCAACAAGCTATTATAGTGTAAGGGATGCAGAAACAGATGAAGTAATAATTCCTTTTGATACTTCATATACAAAAATGAGTGCTGATAGTGATGGTATGTATTTTGATTTATGGATGGAAGGATTTCAACCTGAACGTTATTATAAGTTAATGTTTAGAGTTGATAATAATGATGGTATTAATATACATGATGAAGATTACTTTTTTAAAGTTGTAAGATAATGAAATTAACTAAAAAAACATACTTATCAACAGAAGCTGATAAATTAATAGATAGAAAATTTAATGAATTAGGTAAAAAAAGAAACGCAATAAATGTTTCCAGTTTTTTTCAAGCATATAAAGAAATATTCTTTAGAATACCTAAAAAAGGAACAAATTCTCATACTACATTATACCAAGAAAGTGGACAATTTATAGAAAATCCAGAATCATCTAATTCACAAAAGGTAAAAAGATTAAATAAACAATTAAAAGAATTACAATCTAAAGTATCAGAATTAGAACATAAAAATGAAATGTTAAAATCTACAAATGTATCACAAGAGCTTGAAATTCGTGAACTTAAACAACTTTAAAAAGTAAAATGGCAAATTTAGTTGAAGAAAAATCTATATCAAGAGTAGATGCAAAAAACATCGAAGATTTAAACGCTGTTTTAGTAGGCAGAAGATTTGGTAGGCCTGAAGAGTACATAGAACTATTTATAACAGATTTAAATAATAACATATTATTTAAAAATCTAAACTTTAAAGAATATAACACAGGACAAAACACACAAGGATTAGTAGATGAAATAAATATAGATACCCTTAGTATATTAAATAGTAGCGGCTTCTTTACAGGTAGATATAAAGTTCATGTTAATATTCAAAAAAGAAAGATACATAACACAACCACTCCTGCCTTCCAAATAAAAGAAATATCAGGAACTCGAACAGAATTATCTTTGTCCACTTTAGAGGGGGGAAATACTACTTTAGATTCTAATTCTAGAAATTTTATATCACAAATACAAAACTCTACATATTTTAGAGATTTTACTTTAAATTTCGGTAATAATGTAAATATAACAGCTGTAAATATAGATATAGATAAATCTGATCCTAGTGAATTTTTATTAAATATCAAATTATTAAAATCCCTACCAGGAAATATAACAGAGGGGGATAAGCTAAATATAGTAGAAGATATAATAGAACCCTTAGTTGTAACTTATGATTTGGGTTCTCTACCCCCAGTAGATACAGGTATTCCTTTAAGAGGTCCAAACTTTAAAATAGATATAAGATTAAATAGCTCTGTTCCTACCGCTTTTAAGTCCTATGATGATGTATTAGCAACTGAAACTACTTCTTCTTATCAAAAACTTATATCTAAATTAGATGGGTACGAAATTCCAGAAATAGATTATAGTTACGTAAGACCTATAGATTCATCATCAATAGATTTTGAAACAGTAACTCCTTCTCATTTTGAAAATTTTGTACATTTTGGTAGTGCAACTGAATTATTAAAAAACT